CATTCATGTTAATCGACGTAGCTGAAGAAAGCATGATATGATCCGTTTTACTATTAAGTAATATACGATCAGAATTAGCTATAACTTGTGTACCTACATATTGATCTGGTGTATCTGGTGGAGATGAATATGAATTGTAATTTGAACTTGCTACTTCGATTGGGATTTGTTGTGTAGAAGTCATCCAAATAGATGATAAATCTTTATTTATATCTTCTACTACAGGAACCCAACCGTCGGGATTATTATCTGGATCTTCACCATTACGTAAAATAGTAATTGGGTCACCATTTTCACCAGTTTCAGACCAATCATTTACTGATCCTGATACTGTTGAACTAAATCTTATACTATTACCCCATCTACCTTCATGTATTACATCACCTTCAAAAGGTAATAATGGGTTTATGTTTGATCTTTCTACAAAGGTAGAACCTAAATTTATTTCAGTACTACCATCTTCAATTCTCCTAACATTACCAGCTTCAGTTTGAGTATAATCTGCTTTTTGGTTTTCTTCTAAAGTTAAACCATTAGGCAAAGCATTGTGATGTTGGCTATTCCAAACATTTACGGTATTTAAATAATAATTATTTGCACTGCTTCCTCCTAATTGACTGTTTGGATCAGGTAATGGAAAAATAAATACTATTTCATTTATAAGAGGTAATTGTTTAATATTAGATTGGGCTGGTTTTGCTTTATTTTCTGAGGTTTGTGTTCCAAAAACTGGATCATTTACTGAAATATAAAATATGGTGCCTAAACCATTCCAACCCCCAACCTCATCAAATTTAGGGTGGGTATCATCTAAAACTATGTCTACAACTCTAACAGGAATTAAAGTAGTACCACCACCACCAACTCCACCACCCATTCCTGGGCTTTGGATATCATCCCCTAAAGCTGAAAGACCATACCTAACATCCATTATTTTTTATTTTTATCAGCGATTTTATTTATTTCAGATAAAAGTTGATCTTTTTCTTCTTGTGAAATTCCAAAACTTTCATCCCCATTGGCTTCAGCTTGTAAAGCACGTTGGACTATAGTAGTCATTCTAATAAGTAAATCATCATTTTTAACCCCAATATCCATATATTCTTTTATAAGGGGTACTATAAGAGTTGCATCTCCTATATCTGAAATAAGTGGTTTTAATTCGGTTATTAATGCACCGATTTGTCCTTCTTTTTTCTTTTGGTTATTATAAATTTCTTCAAGAAGATCCGAAAATTTTTTCTTTCCAAATACTATTTTATCTAATTGTGACATAATACATACATTCTAGTTTATTATAAATATTAAAACTAAAAGTTTGTATATCCATGTTCTAAATAAAATGTATAGTTCTTTTTAAAGATAGCATACAATTTATCTGCTATTTTTGTAATTTTAGGAGTTTTAACATTAACTTGTTCTCGAATAAAAATATACAATGCTTTTTTATTAAATATTTCAATATTTTCTCTTTTTCGAAATAATTCTAATATAGCATCTGCTATTTTAGCATCAATTTCTTTAGGAAATAATTCATAAATATTTTCAGTAACATATTCTACAAACTCTTCAATATAATCTGAAAGTGGGTCTTTAGCATCATCTAGAGATGGTGTGTAAGAATGATTTGGGTCTTCTAATAGATTTTCATAAGGAGATTTATCAATTCTTTTTTTATAATTTTTTTGATTTGATAATATTAAATATCTTTTTACTATAGTTCCAAAATAAGAATATGCTTTTGCTCCTCTAGTTGGGTCAAATAAATGTATTTTAGATAATAAAAATGTAATTACTTCATGTTGTAAATGTTCAATTTCATCTACTTCAGTATAATAAAACTTGAATGTATGGATTATATTTTCAGTAAGTTTAAAAAATGGATAATGGATATGGTCTTGATATATTTTACTTCTTTCTTCTTCATCGGCTATATTATCTAAACCATTATATTTAACAATAGCATCTTCTGTTTCCTGAGTAAAATAATTTTTTGACTTAGGCCTCCTTTTCTTTTTCCTTATAATTGAATCCATTACATATCTTTAATTCTAAACTCATTTAAAATCATTTGAAGTTTTTGTATTTCTTTAAAAAACCATCCAATTTCATCATCTGATTTGAATAATCCTTTTTCATCAATTACTTTTAAACGTTTGTCTGATTCCTCAATAGCTGTTGTTAGCTTATTTAGATATTTCATATATTCTACTAAAATATCCTCTTGCTTTTCATTTTTACGCATTAAGTTAAAAGTCGTAAACCCAAGGAGTACGACTATAACTGATAAAATTGATATTGTTACTGTTGTGATCATAATTTATCAAATAAATTTTTCAACCCTTCACTTTTAATTTCACCTAAGGCTTTATTTTTTGTAGAAGCAATGTGTTGTTTTTTATTATTGTTACCCAATGTAAAATTACTCTTACTAGCATCCAAGTTATTCTTAAATTTAGGTAACCATTCAATTTCAAACTCGATTCTTGCTGCCATCATATCTGCCTGATGTAGTATAAATGGTAGTGAAGTTCTAGGTTTTGTTTCTGGCATAAATGATTTTAGATACTTTTCATTTGCTGAATCATATAAACCATCATGTGTTTGGATAGCTATCATTTCATTAAATGTGTATTTAACATCATGTTCCTGGAGTAGAAATAATCCTCTATCTGGGACGGCAGCAAATGCAATAGCTTTATTATGCATATATTCTTCACCTAATTTTTCTCTTCTCCATTTATCAGTCTGGGGTATGTAAGATTCATGTTCTGAATCTCCCATTTTACCTAAATCATGGTTAATAGCTGAAAATACTAATTCTTCAGTGGTAAATGTAGTCATATCACAACCAAAACCTTCCCAAACAGCAGACATTGATAAAGCAGCTTTAACTACTCTATTAACATGATCTACATAACCTCCAGGAAAGGCAGAATGGTATTCTTTTTTGTGTGAGGCAGGCATAAGAGAAATACGATCTTCAAATTTCTCATAGAATGCTTTTAATTTTTCTTTACGTGGGGATGAAATATAAGTATCAATATTACTCATAAATTCAACCCAATTCATTTGGATTTGTTCTGCTGTTAATTTCATAACTTTTATTTATTTATTAAACTTGTGATAAAAATGTAAGTTACACATAGTGGAAATACTAGTGTAAATGATAAAAATTTTAATATGTTGGATAATATATCCAACTTATTATCGTGTTTTATTAATTTCTCCCGGAGAACGTTCTTCTCTGTCAACGTATGATTGGATTTCTCTTATAATTTCTTTTGCATCTTCAATTACTTGAAGAAACTCCCTAACCGGCTGTTGATGATTAACAGCATTTTCTAATTGTTTTAATTTAGCTTCTAAAACTTCCGTTTTATTCAAAACTATGTTACGATACCTCATATTATTTATTTATATTAATGTTTAATGTTTAATGTTTGAAACCTCCGGTACCTTTATACCCCTTATTCTCTATCTCTTATCCCTATTTCCTTTTTTCCTAAACCTGTATTTCCAAGATAATGGAAGGAGGGGTGGTATCCAAGTTTAAATTAAAAAAAAGTTCATTGCTGTTTCTATCTTATGGAGATGAGCACATTTTTCATATTCTTCTAATTTTTGAAAAAAATTTATAGCTAATTTAAAAGCTGTAAGTAATTCTTGAGAGGAATATTTTTTAAGTATATCAAAACTTTCGGCATCCTTTAGGTCAAAATCTTCAATAAATTCCCATGCTTTAACGTATACAATGTATTCACTTGCGTTTTTNACATCGTTTACGTCAAAATCTTCATCTGCACGTTTAACCAAGTTAATTAAACTTTCATTAAATGATAAATGGTTAAATATAAGTTTTTTAAACATTCCTAATTTAAAAGCTGGGGAATCTCTTACTTGAGATAATTGACTAGCAATTTCAGCTTTTTCAATTAAAGGAGTATCTTCATTGACTCTATCAAATAGACTAAATATTTTTTTAGGATCAATCATCAATATTACTCCCTACTACTTGAAGATAAGCAAGATGTGCTGCTTTACCTTTATCCATATTTGGGTTATTTTCTATTATAGAGGATGTTGCTTGTCTCCATTCTGAAAATTTACCTAGATTATGAGCTTCATAGCCTATCTCTTCATATAACTTATAATCATGTTCCATTTTAGCAGAAAATTTTTTGATGTGTATTAATAAATATTAATACTCTGATTGGAGATTACCATCAGTTATTTTTCTAGTATTAGTAATACGATTATTATCAATTTTATTTAATAAATCTTCATTAAGTCTATTCATTTCATTATAGATGTTTGTAATATTACTTCTATAATTTTTATCTATTTCTCCAATTGCGTTATTTGAAGAATTAGAATAATTTAATAATTTTTTATCTATTTCTAATAAATGTTCTTTAAGGTAAGAATTAATAATACCCTCAACATCTTTTTTAGTAATATCATTTGATCTAATATTACTTACTACTTTATTTAGATTTTGAATTTGTTTTTGTTGTTTTTTTAATTTATTTACTAATTCCCAAACTGAATATCCAAATAATACTAAAACTAAAATAATTTTTACAATGTTAAATACTTCCATAATTTATAATTTTAAGTATTAATATAAACAAAAAAAGGGTAATAGCCAAGCTATTCCCTTCAAATGTGAACCCAATAGGAGTCGAACCTATAACCGTCGCCTTAGAAGGGCGATGCTCTATCCAATTGAGCTATGAGTCCATAAAAAGAGAGGTTTCGGGTCTTTCGGGGTTACTATAATATAGAGGTTAACCCTTACCTTTTTCTATATTATTATAGCTTCACTACCTCTCTTTAGTACTACTGGCGGGAATCGAACCCGCACGAACATTACTGTTCAAGGGATTTTAAGTCCCTCGTGTCTACCAATTCCACCACAGTA